GTATCGGACACTTTTGTACAAAAAGCGGAGGAAGATGAGGTCAAGGAACTCAAAGCAGCGGTGGCTGATTTCCCTGAACTGGAGGATATCCTTTCTTTGGTGGAAGAGTATGAGAAAACCACCGCTAAATTGTTCAGAATGCAACGCAGGACGTTTTTAAATGCTTTGAATGGTTTTATATCCAAGGACGATTCAGAGACGTTAGAATCCATTCTGGCTTTTTTTAATGATGATCTATTCACTTCAGATGAGTTTGCAGAGCTATTTGGAAAAGAAACGGCTGTCTTTCTAACACTGACCGTCACGCAGCTGGCTGAGAAAATCATGAATTCCATCGATGCAGATATCCCATTCAAGGTGCTTTCTGAGAAAACTGAACAGTGGATTGAATCATGGTCACGGGAATTGCGCAGCTGATGCAGCTGAATACTCATACAGCCATTGAGCAAACACTGAAAGATGGCATAACAGAAGGCCGCTCTATCCAGGAGATTGAACTGGAACTGAAGGACCTTCCTGAATTCAGCCGGAAACGCGCACGTGTAACAGCCATTACAGAGGTGTTGACCGCTTCTTCCGTCGCTCAACATGAATCCTACGTCCAATCCCCGGCAGTAACGGGGAAGAAGTGGAAACACAGCGACGGGAAGAAGAATCAGTCGAGAGAAAGTCACGTGCAGCTGGACGGCACGATTATTCCTCTCGATGAAGAATTCGAGATACCAGGCAGCGGAGAGCGGTGCATGTTTCCGAGAGATACACAGCTCACGCCAAAAGAGCGAGTAAATTGTCATTGTGCGGTTGGTCCTGTGGTTGATCCAGTCATTTTGGGTTTGTCCGCTGAGGAAAAAGAAACCATTCGTTATAAAGTGCTAGAATAAAATAGACCGTAAGTAATATAACGTTTAATAGGCTCAAGCATACTTTATTTAGTGTTGTTAAATAAAAATGCGTAAAGGGGATATAAACATGTATTACATGCCTAAGATTTATTCTGTATCATCACCACCTGAGTATATGATAAGGGCTAGAGATCATTGGAATAGTCATCGAAATGAAGCGATAAAGATAGTTGAAGAATATCAAAGAAACCCTAATTATCCATTCCCATGTGCTCCAGGGGATACAGAATGTGAAGGGATTTCATATAGGAATGTAAATGACGGTGATCTGCAAAAATGTCGTTTTAAGTGGGGGTTAATTTTTACTGGCTTCAATATTGGTGGACCTTTTATTGTAAGAGTCTTTAATATTTCTAGATTTGAATTTCACCCTCAGACAGGTAATATTATTAAAATTATAGGTTATGACTCTGATTATCCAAATGTAGAAGTATTTTATTATCCTAATCAAATATGGGCGATATTTTGCTAAATGCGGCCTGGAAAAAGACCCGTTTAAGGGTCTTTTTCTTTTGAAAGGAGGTGAATGAATTGCCACGCGAATTAATAAATGCAAAGATCACACACGTTTCATAAGTGGACAAGGCTGCTAATCAAAAGCAGTTCTTTTTTATGAAGTCAGAAAAACAGCCAGACTTTCAAAAAGAGATCAAAGTCATTGCGAAGGCTGATGATGCGCAGCGTCTTGTGTACGGTATTGTTTATGAACCAAACGTAGCGGATGCTCATGGGGATTACATGACACCAGAGGAAATTGAGAAAGCGCTCATGGGTTCCTGA